GACCATCCTCAAACTGCTTGCCTTCAATCTTGGCGTTGGCTTTCTCAGCCGATGTTTGCTCTGGCTCTGACGTGGTGCGGATGAAATTGATGTCGCGGTACAGACCACGGTCAACACGTTGCTTGAACTCCCACTCGCTGATGTCTTGCTGTTCCGTCACACGCTGTGAGGTGTAGAAGTTGGCAGACGCAAAAGGAAGCAGGATGTTGTCGATGGCAACGAATTCGGCGCAAGGTCGGCGCTTCTTGTCGTCGTACCACAGCTTCATGAACTGTGAACCACCCAACGGCAATTGGGTCAGCATTTGCTCCTGCTCGTCCCTAAACTCTTCAATCTGTTCGGTCAACTGCCAATTCATGTAGTCGCGCTTGCGCTCGGCAACTTCGGTCTTCTCATCGGTGACGTCGCCCAGAATCTTGGTCTTGGCTGGCCCATCAGGTGGGAACATCTCTTTGATGGCACGGGAGGCAAAATCGACGCACGCCTCAGCCATCATGGGGTGAACGACTTTGGAGGCTCCAAGGAACTGAGCGCCGCCGGGGGCATCATCCCCCATGCCAGTCCTACGAAGTCCCTCTTCGTACTGCTTGTCGCGCTTCTTGCGTGCTTGGCGGTCGTTGTCAATCAGGTCGATGTAGCGTGTCGCTAATGATTCCAAATCGCTGATGCTGACAATTTCCTCAGCCAAGTTGGCGTAGAAGTCTTCGTCCTCGGCAGGGCCTTTGAAGTCCTCCAACTTGACGACAGCGGAACCGTCAGGCAGTTCCTCGACCTCTGGGTCTTCGCCGGGCAACATATCCACCTCAGCGCCCCCCTCCTCAGTCATGCGTATACCTTCGATGAAGCGGTCTTCGTCTGGGCTAATTGGGTAATCTGTTGCCATGTGTAATCCTTATCGTGCCATTGCGGTCAATCCGCCTTGTCGTTTCTTGGGTGTATTCATTGAATCTTTTGCGGTTTTGTAAGCCTGCTTGCTTTTTCTTAAAGCACTTGTGGCGGCGGCTGGCGCAAATAAATTGGCAACAATTTCAGTCAACGGAAACTCGTTTTCACCAAGCAATTGTGCTTCTTTGAATTTCCTTATTAAATGCTCACCGCCAAAAGGAGTCTCGTCAAAAGCCAATTTAAATTTAGGAACAGTGTCTCCAGTGCCAGCCGTGTCCATAACGGACGCAGGTTTGTTGAGTGCGGGAACGAGGCTTTGCAAATCATCAAGTAGCGATAAGCCAAAGTTTACGGTGTCTGGGCCACTACCAGCTATTTGAGAGCCTACGCGAATAAGGGCATCTTTTTTGCCGCCCTTGTTGCCAAGTCGCTTGTACTCTTTTTCAAGTTGCTCCTTACCTTCAACGGCTAAATCTGCGGCGTTTTTGCCAATTCTTTTGGCATACTTAGCCACATCAGCAAACTTGATGTCAGGCGGTAGTTCAGAAGGGCTGACACCCAACTCTTCAGGAGAGAACGTGCCGCCGCTTGTAGTGATGCCACCACTACCGTAGAAACTTAGCTTCTTGAATGCGCCACCGCCTTCAGCCATTCCGTCATCAGGTTTGAGACCAAGTTCCTTTAGCAACCAGTCAGCATCCTCGGATGGAGTCAGGTACTTGTTGTCACGGCGAATCAAGCCAGTATTCTTGATGTCGCCAACTTCAGACCAATTACCGCTCTTCACAAAGTCTTGGACAAATGGCAGGTACTCTTCATTGGGCGCGGCGTTCTGCTTGCCCTTGACTTGAGATATGAACTCAGTTGGTTGAACACCTTTGTTCTTGAGGAACATAGCCATTGCCGCTTCGGTGTTATCTGTTTTGTCTGCGCCAATGTCATAAAACTCTTTGTGCAGTGCGGCGGCTTTTTCTTTACCGACAGCTTTGGTGACGTCGTCCCATGTGCGCAATGGAGCCTTACCAACCTCGACTGTTACATGAGACAACCCTCTAGGGTCACGCAATGAATAAATCTTGGCGTCGCCTGACTTGATGGCTTCATAACCACCGTGACCGTAGCCGCTATAGCCTGAGTCTCCAGATATGTCAGCCCAGTCCGCATGACCTTGTGGTGGCTCGTAGCCGCGCACGGAGTGACCCATGATGTCGGATTCGAGGGCGAATTGCCCCGGCTTATCTAACTGCACCCACTTGTACCCTTCTGGGTACTCTTTGTGGACGTTAGCGTTAGCCTGCTCTGCAATCCTTGCATTGAGCATCTTTGCTTTCAGCGCCTCGTCATACTCATGCGTGCGACGCACCGCCTGCTCTATGCTTATCTTGTTCAATTGCTCTGGGCGGATGCGACCAGCGGCAAGGTCTTCGTGCAAGACATCTATGATGTGGTCAAAGCCAAACTTATAAAAATCAAAGTCTGCATCTCTGCTTATTGAGAAGATAGGAGTTTCTGGGTCTAGCTTGTTCACCCAAGGCGCATCCATTACACCCGCGCCTCTTTGCATAGGTGGCAAAGCCTGCACGCTCTGGTAATGTTTGGCGGGAGTTGGAGTAATCGCCTCATCCGTCATCGTCTCATAGTGCTTGGCAAGAGGAGACTTGGCAACTCCTTTTGGGTCATTGCCAGTAGCCTCACGATTGACCTTTGCCCGATGGCTACCATAGGTGCGCAACTCAGGGTCGCCATACTCGTCAATGCGCACAGGGAACGCTTTGATACCCTCCTCAGCCAACTCACGCACAGGGTCGTCCTTGGTCGCCATCTGTTTGGTGACATAGTTCTTGAGGTTAGATTGCACCCACTTGTTAGCGGCTTGTTTTCTAATGGCTTCCTGCATTGTGCGCTCTAAAGCGGCAGTGCTTTGACCTTTTGCCTTTGCGGCATCAATCTGGGTTTGGATGTAATTCATTGGCATATCAAAACGCCCGCGCTCAAGTTTTGCCAACTCTCGGTCAAGTTTGGATTGGTAAACCAAGTCACCAGACGGAGACCAATTACCACCAGTCTCTTTGATGATGTTGAGTCCGCTGGCATCATTACCAAACTTACGGGTTCCGCCACTGACAGAAGGGGTTACGGCGTCAGGGTCAGCCAACAGACGCTTGCCTAGCTTGCCCAGTGCCGCCAAATTTCCACCCTTAGCCATAGCCAGACCGCCAGAGGCTTTGGCGATAGTTCCCAAGGACTCTAAGTCATGCACCATCAAGGCAGGGAAAGAATCTATTCCCAGTTCTCTCAGCGCATCAAACCTATGACCGCCCTCAAGAATGTAATGACCCTCGGCATCCTTCACAACAATCAGAGGGTTCAGTTCTTTGTTCTCTTGGATTTGTCGCGCCAATTCTTTGGTGCGCTTCTCCTCTTGCACACTTCTGTATCTTGGCTTACCAACAGTCTCAAAGGCGCTCATTGGAACTTCTTGCAAACCATGCGTAGAGTAGTCAGTCAGGGATGCGCCAATTGAAGATTGGTTTGGAATGTCTTGCCTAATACGCATTCCATTTACCACGTCATCAGCAAACAGCTTCTTGAACGCCTTAGCCGCGCCCTTGACCTTGCCACCACCAGCCATGCGTTGAGCGATAGCCTCAGTCAAACGAGCGTCAGCCTCCGCCATATCAACCTCGCCACCTTTAGCCATTCGGTTTTCGATTGCCTTTGCAAGTTGTGCGTCTGCTTCTTCCATGCTGACGGTTCCGCCGTCCTTGAACCCCTCGCGCAACAAGTGGCGAATGTATTCGTCGTTGAGGTCTTGACTTGGCAACCCTTCGCCTTTGAGTCCTAGCGCAAGGTCGTAGTACCCCGGACCCTCTGCCCCCTTCAACTGATACGCCTTGTTCTTGCGTCGCTCAATGATGTCCTTTGCCCACGGCCCTTGGAACCGCTCTGGCTTCTTCTTCTTGAAATCCTTGTGCCAATCAGGCAGGTACACCTCGGTTGGCGTGGGAATCATGTTGACCTTCAAGTCCTTGCCCGTAAGGAGCGTAGGGAAGCCGGGGTGCAGGTCAGGTCTATACACCGACTCATTCTCTAACGTGAACAGGCGAGGGCCAGCCGCAAACGTCGACACATCACCCCCATGCTCAGGATGCAACAGCGTTGGCTCCGTCTCCTTAATCAACGTATCCGTTGGTCGGAAGATAACACCCTTGCCGCTCTTCTCGCCACCCAGTGGAACCCCACCCTTCTTAGGTGTTATGCCTTGCCCCATCATCAGGTCAGCCAATGCGGCACGCTTCTCAAACGTATCCGCCTGCTTCCATATTTGAGGGTCGCGAATCTGTGCGCCTTCGCCAAAGTTCAGCGCAAGGTTGTGGTTAATCTTGGCTTCCAACTCTGGCGACAGCTTGCCTTGCTTCATTGCATCAATGAATTGGCGCTTCAGCTTGTCGAACACAACAGGGTTGGTCTTGAGTTGGTCTGCGGAACCAAGCATGGTCGTCCACGCTGTATCAGGTGTTGTCAGGTTCTTTAAACGAGAGGCGGTTCCCTCATCCATCACGCCCCACACCTTGCCAGCGTAAGCAGGGTCAGCCTCGCTGATTGCAGAGAAGGGCGCTCCACCGATGTTGCCTCCACCCACACGAGTACGGTCAGCTTGCGTGGTGGTCGTGCGCTTGAAACCCTTCTCCATGAGTTGACCAAGAGCCTCAGACGCTTTGACTTGGGGCTGGGACTTAATCAGTTCAGCCGCCTTGCGACCAGCCTCAGCGCGTTGAGCGGCGGTCAGAGCAACCTCATCTGGGCGTTCTGCTAACAGGCGCTTGCCTAATGCACCAAGTGCGCCGAGTTTTTTTTTGTCAGCCATAGTTACACCGCATATGGGTTGACCCGCTCTTTACGGGCATAAGCATAGTCATCATCGTCATCATACATAGGCTCAGGGTTGATGTCGAGGAAGCCCATGTCCTTGAGCAGGCGCATCGCCTGAGTGGTTGAGTCGACGTAGTCATCGTGGGCGGCATCAGGGAAGGCGCATATCTGCGACAGAAAACCCTCAGCCCAATCCTTCACATAGCCCTTGTGGACAGACGACTCAGGGAGCCAGACCCTGCCAGTAGCGAAGATGGAGGCGGTAATCTGCAAGCGGGTCATCTTGTCCGCGTTGCCCGGGTTCCACGCCCGTACAGGCAAGTGCATCGCCTGCAACTCTTGTACAAGACTCAGCCCCGACGCCTTCGCCTCCACCAATATCAGGTCAGGGCGCTTCGCCTCTCTGCCCTCACCGTAAGACACGCGCCACTCCTCCAACACCTTGGGCTTCAGCTTGGGGAACGTCAGGTGTTCAGCCCAACAGTCGAGGAGCAGGACGGACATAGGCCCATCCTGCGGCTTGAACACACCCCACGTTGTCATAGCGGTCGGGTCGTTGTAGGTCTTGTCCGTGTACGCTGAGTCATACGACTGCACGATGTACTCAAACTTAGGGAAGGGTCGGTCATGCGGGTACATCTTGAACATGGAGCGGCTCACCACCTTGCCATCTTCGAGGTCTACCAACTGACCCATAACCTCCTGCTCATACAGCTTGGAACCTTTGTATGACTCCAACTGCTTGCGGAAGGTGGAGGCTAGGTTTGCCTCGTTCTCGTAGGTGCTGGCGCGGTCAATCACCACGTCGTCACCTTCGCGCCCGACCAAGTCAATGATGAGGTCTTTGGGGCGCGGTGTCGTGGTCACAATGACGCGAGGCTTGTCACCCAGTCGCAGTCCCATCATCATCATGTCCCACGCCTCACCAGCGCCGAGGTACTGGAAGGCGGCTAACTCGTCACACCATGCAAAGTGGAACTGAGGGCCACGCAGGCGCTCGTATGAGTCGCCACTGATACCACGGATGATGGAGCCATTCGATAGCTTTATCTGGTGGTCTTGCTTGTTGTAGTCCACCACAAGTTGCTCAGGGATGCAGGCGAGTAACCCTGACTGACCCTCAAAGCAGGTGAACTTGATGTCATTGGACGTGGGCGCGAGGACAAGGCAACGGCACTGCGGGTTCGTCCATGCCCACCACCAGAGCGCCTCAGCGGCACTACGGGTCTTGCCTGCTCCACGCCCTGCCAGCATCATCCACACGGTGTAGTCCATCTCCAACGGGGGCGGGACTTGGTAGCGGTGGGCGCTGGCTACCCACTTGGCGTGGGCGATGTAGGCAATGCGGTCATGGTCAGAGAAGGCGTTGAACTCCGCCTGTACTGCTGGGTCTTCGAGCAAATCTGATAACACAAGTATTACTCAGTTCCAACACGAGGTGTATAACCCCGTGTTTTTCGACACCAACAAGGCATCGGTGTAATACTTATTAACCAGCACGCTTGGTCATCTCCATGTTTTTGATAACCTCAAGGAACTTGTTGGCGTTGGCGTCCTCGGTCTTGATGGCGGCTCCACCCTCCACGCCTTCGAGCGCCACGCGGTCGCCGTACTTCTTGGGCTTCAGCTTCATAGCCGTCCACTTACGGGCTTCGATGCGTTGCCTCTGCCATTGAATGTAGGTAACGTCTAGGCTGGTGCGCCCCTTCTCGTCCGTGTACTCAGGGGGATGCTCGTCGGCAATCTCCAAGATTTCATCAGCGTTGGTGTCAGCCTGTTCTTCGCGTGCGCGTGCGTATTGCTCCGCAAAAGCAGGGTGGCGCAACAACCACTCGTAAACCGTAGACTGCGCTGGAAGCACTCCTACCTTATCAGCCTTCAGTATCTGACGTAGGCTCATTCCCTCACTAAGCATCATGCATATGAGGTCTGCTGTCTTCTGGTTGAATGTTGTCGGGCGTCCCGCAGGACTAGGCGTTACAGGGTTCTTTGCGGGCGCGGGAGCCTTACCCCTTGGCTTGGTAGCGTTGGATGCCTTGGCAGGCTTCTTAGCGGTTTCTGGCATAACCCGTAATCCCCATGAACGTGAATGAATGACGTCAGTGTATTCGATTCGCTTTCATTTCGCCAGACCAACACAACTGGGGGCTAAACGCGCTTCACTTCGTTTCGACCAAGGTCACAACCCCCATGCGTCTTGGTTCCACTTGCGTGGAAACCGACTCGGTTCTATTTCGCTTTCGCTTCGCTACAAAGGCTTCCGACGTATGCACGAGGGCTTTGCTTTGCGCAATCCTCTTCGCTCAATGTGAAGTCTGGAACCCATGCCGCAAGCACAAAAACCAGAGCCATCATTATACCAATGACGACCTTCTCAAGCAAGGTTTCTTCTCTCATTTCACCTCCTCCACAGTCACGCGGTACTTGCGACCGTTGCGGTCTTCGACGTCGATAGTCTTTTTAGTGCTGGCAAACGCGCCCGACTGGGTCAAGTCGTACTGAGGCTTGCTCACGCTGGCAAGCAGGCGCTCAGTGTCGTTCGCCTTCAGGTTGTTCACGATGGTGTGTGCGATGTAGTCGCAATACGCAACGTAGGACTTAGGCAAGTTGTCAAAGAACTTGCTGACAATGGTGTTCATGGTATCAAAGTGTGACATAGCGATTCGCTTTCCTTTTGGTTATGAATGGGTTATTGGGGGCTTTCGCCCCCGTGATTTCAGAAGTGTGGGTTACGTTCATTGATGTGACCCATCACCATAGACCAGCAAGGTGAACTCACCCACGAGCCAGTGTTGCGCTTGCGGTAAAAGGTCTTGCCAGTGGTGGTGGTGATTTTCTTCATGGTCTTGCTGATGGTTTTGATGAAGCCACATGGGTATGCGTCACCGTTGAATGTGTAAGAGACTGGGTCTAAAACCTCTGGAGCCTTGATGACATCGTAACGTGGTGAACACCACTCACCTTCGTCGGTGGCGATGTAGTCCACGCCATCGAAGCGGCTGGCGGCATCCGCCACCTCTTGAGCCTGCTCAAAGGTTTTGAAGTCGTGGCGTGATACCCAACCATCTGCACGTTGCACTTGGTCGCTGACCTCCACAACGATGATGTGGGCTGGGGCGTGGGGGTTTTGCTGTGTCTTGAAGAAGTTCATAATTCGCTTTCGTTTGGTTGCCCAACTGCGTTATTGCTGTTGGTGGTGTAATTCTAGCATAAACAAACTGGGGGTTGTGAACCCCCTTTTGAAAATACTTTCTAAGTGATTTCCCTTAGAAACCGTACTTCTCTGCGCAGATGGGGCCGATGCCACGAGCCACGCTGTCACTGTCAGTCAATTGACGAGCGCAGATTGAGCAGGAACCGAATTCCATGCCGTAGGCTATAGCGGCTTGCTTAGGGTCGCTGGCGACCGCTGTGATGCGTTCTGCCGCCTCTGTGGTGCAGTCGCGTGAGGTGAAGAGGCGACCGCCCATGACCTTGCCCAAATACACGCCGTCACCCTTGGACTTGACGTAGATAGCGCCAACATTCTTGCTGTTCTCACCAGCAGGGCTGAACACAAAGGACTCAAGGCGCAACTTAGGGTGCTTCACGCCTGCCTCTTTAGCGTTGTTGAAAGCCACTTCGATGGCTTCGACTGACACCACAGGGGCTGACTCAGCGCGGGCGGCTTGCTCTACAACACGAGCGGCTTGGCGCTCTGCATCTTGCACGGTCAGGCGCTGAACGGTAGACATTTGCTTTTCAGTCAGGTGACCGTACTTGTTGAGGGCATCCAACATAGACTTGGCAAACTCGAAACGAGGGGCGCTGGACTCCATCCATGCGGCTTCAGCAGGGTTGGCATCTTTCCACTCCTGAGCCTTAGCGGCTTGCGCGTCAACCTTGGCAACTGCACGACGCTGTGCGCCAGCCTTAGCCTTGGCGCGGGTAGCAGGGGAGGTCTTGAAGGACAGCTTGCCTTTACCCTTGCAGGTGAAGCACTCGCCAGAGCGCACGTTGATGTAGCCAAAGGTAAAACGACCAGAGCCGTTGCACTTAGGGCAAGTTTGCTCGAAGTAAGTCACTTCGTTAGTTGCGCGGGCAACGGGTGTAGATGCGTAAATTGCACCCAAGTCGTCTGCCATGTCGCTGAAGGGGTTTGATGCTGTGTTCATTTCGCTTTCCTTCGCTGTTACCTGCTTATTGCAGTGAGGTTAGTATAACACCAAATTAAACAACGCAAAAACTAGGGACTTTCCCTAACACTCAATTACCCAGCCAGCAAACTCACCCATGCGAAAGAACAGCTTGGCGTCACCCCCCAGCATGGCGGGGTCAAGGGGTATCTGTACCCCAGCAAGGCTCATCTCTTTGTTCAGCACATCTTCTGGCTTGGCTCCTTGCTGTAGCTTGAACTGCATCGTGAGGCGCTTCAGGACGGTCGCAAAGTACCCGCCGTGGTCACAAACCTTGTCCACCACAATGATGCATCCACCCTTGTATGAATTGCGTATCAACATCTTCATTAACTTTTCGCGCTCATTGACAGGAATAAACATCAAAGTCAAAAACAAAATGGTGACATGGCTTGTATCAAGTTCATCCATGTTGGCGTCTGAAAAATCCAAGATGTTAGCTTCATGGCAGGTAACTAGCGGGTGCTGAATATTTTTATTAAATACGTCACACATTTCTTCGCTTATTTCGACGGCTTGATAACTAACCCCATCGCGCTCGTTGAAGGTTGGCAACAACGCCTTTGTCATGTTGCCTGTTGATGCGCCAATCTCAGTAATGACACAGTCCTTGGGCATATAGTTGCGTGCGATGTAAACCACTGCGTCAGTCACCATGTCATACCAAGGCAATTGCTCACGCACATGGGCATCAAAGCCTGCGGCAATCTCTGGTGTTTCAAATGTCCAAGAGTTCATCTTTGTCCTTTGATAAGTTTTTCACTAAGTAGTTGTAGACCCCGACCACCGACTTGTGGTTACCTACATTCAGGTCTGTGTCAAGCAACGCCTCAAAGTGGTCAGAGATACCTGAGTCACCCTTCTGGAAGTTCTGGTGCTTGAATACTTTGATTCGTTTGAACTGCTCAGGGAAGGCGTCGAGTATTGGTTGCTTCTGGTTTGGTCTGTTGACCTCGTCCCACGTCGAGCCTTTAAATGCATCAATCATGTCTGGTGTCATGTACGGTGCAACCCAACACTTCTTGTAGACGGTGCTGAGGTTCCTGTGAATATGCTCTTGACCATATGAGGGATTTGAAAATAACGTGTCCCTAAATTCGTCAATCCTGTTTTTGTAATGCATCATTCCTTTTTTGCTGATACAGAAATGACCGTCCGCGCCCATGCCTGAAAAAATTTCGCGCTCCTTGATTGCTTGGTATGCGTAGAGCATTGGCCAACCACACTCAAAGTCCGTTTTTTTCTTTGCACCAAACCTCACCAAATCAATCAAGTCCTCACGCAACACGTCAATGCTTGTCGGTAAGTCGATGCGTACAAAAGGCACACCGAATTCTTTTGCGGTTATCTCCGCATAACGCACGTCTTTAGATACGCGCCCCTCTAAGCAAAACGAATATGCTGTAACGCTTTTACCAGCTTCAAGCAAAGAGAACAACACGCTGGCGGAGTCAATACCTGCACTCAACAAAACTGCGGCAGGATTCAGTGGTGTGCCTGCGCTCCTGAGTAAAATGTTTCTGACGTCAATCATGCTGGCAACCTCTTAGCTATCTCGTGAATAACATTGACCGTCACCGCACGTCCGCAACGCTCATACCTTTGTGAATCTGGAACCTCTGAACCATCCGCATACCAGCGCGTCCAGTTATCAGGTAGCGACTGGAGCCTCTCACATTCCAAAGGTGTGAGACGCCTCAACTCAGAACCGACCATAAGTCCATGCCTGTCTTGCGCAGTCAACGTAAATGCTGGCTCGTTGTGTTCCTTCATGCGACGACCACGCTGACGTTTCTTTTCTTTTGCTGGAGTCAGGACAGCCCGAACAAGTCCATCTGATTCGGGTGTTGTTCCTGCTCCTCCAATTGATTCGTCTTCAAGTTGTTCAGCTTGGTCTCGTACTTCTCCTGCAAGGTAGAAGTTGTTAGTGT